TCCTTCATCACTATAAAATCTTTTATAACGATTCAATGCACTTGTAGATGCACCTGAACCACCTTTAGATATTTCATATTGAAATATACCTCTACCTGGACCTTTAGGTTTACCATCTGGTCCTTTTTGTGCAATGTTTTTACCTTTAGATTCTAATTCTGATACTTCAGAGCCATGTATAATTAACATATCAGCTTGCTGCTCACCTCTTTGTTTTCTTATTGTATCTATAACTGTTTGCATTATTTGCTTCTCCTTTTAAATCTTTTTTTCTTTTTCTTTTTCTTTTTTTCTGGTTCCATTGATAAATCTTCTAACAAACCTTCACTTTCCTCTACTGGTAATGGTGTTTCAGGTCTTACTGGCTTTGGTAAAGCTGGTTGTTGATTTACAGTTATTTCACCAGCAATTGCTTCTGGAAATAAATTTCCTAATAGTCCTTCTTCTTCATTTTGAACTGGTAATCCAACTTCAGGTCTTACTGGTTGTGGTAAAGCTGGTGTAGTAGTACCAAGTAAATAATTTAAATTCATTCGACCTTGAATAGTTTTTGCATCAGAAGCTATAGTATCTGTAGGTGCACCAGCTGCAAATTGACCAGCCGTATAAGCATCACGATTTAAAATTGGTGGACCATCTTGATTCTTAATTGCATCTAAATCTACATTATGAAATTTAACACCAGTGCTTTCTTGAAATGTTTGTTCAAAAATTCCTGCACCAGAAAGATTAGTATCTATAGTTCCTTTTAAATACAAATCACTAGCCACAGATTCTATATCTTTTTGTACTTCTTCTTCAGATGGTAGTGATATAGATGGAGTCGGTATAGGTTCAGTATCAGGTCTAGTCCCTGGTCTACCTGGTGGATTATAAAGCGAATCACCTGAATCCTCACCAGGTAAAAAATCTGTATCATATTTTAATTGTCTAGTTTCTTTTCTTAAAGCTCTTCTATCTTGTCTATTTAATCTTCTTTCTGTTCTTTTTTGAACTCTATCAGGTGCGTAAAAATCTTTTACACCACCTTCTAATGCATACATAGCTTCTGTAGCTGTATTAAAACCTAAAGCTGCACCAGTTAAATCTTCTAATATACCTTCACCAGTAGTAGGTGCCTTCTTTTTATAAATTTGACCTAGTTCTCCACGAACTTGTGACATAATTAATTCTGCTCTACTTGCCATACTATCTTACCTCCTGAAGTTGTGTCTTCATCCATCTTCCATCTATTTTTATATATAGATAATTATCGTTACCTTCTTGAACTACTTTTCTATCACCATCAGCACCTTCTGAATTAACAGGTGTCGCTTTATTAACAACTATTGGTGTTTCATATTGTTCTTTTATTTCTTCAATGTCATTTTCATTGTTTTTGATAGTTTGTATTCTATCTAAAATTCTTTGTTTTTGTATCATCTTGTAGCCTTATCCCTATAAACTATTTGAATATCATTGATTTCAAATCCAACGTTTACAGCTCCTGTACTCTTTAATGCTATACCAAAGCTTACTAGGTTCTTAAAAGTGTCAGGAACAGCTAATTTAAGCGTTTTTAAGCTACTTGTATTGTTTGTTAATGTGCCTATATCTGTTAAAGCTAAAGGACTGTTGTCTCTTTTAGTTCCAAATCCCTGTAATGTGATGTTTGCTGTTTGTTTACAATTTACATAAATAGTATTAATATTTTTGTTAACCATCGGTGTATTAAAGTCGTATTCTTTAGATTTCATAATAACACCAGTTTTAGTAAATGATGTTGGACTATTAACCCACTTTACAAGTTTTGCATCGTTACTTACTATTTCAAGCCAATTAATATCACCATTATTTCTTGTAATAATATTACTAATATTGTTAGTAGTTGTAGTGTCCCCTGTAAACCAAGATTGTGATTTAATATCATACATTAAAACATTATTACTAGATTGATTGTTAGTAATATATATTTGTTTAGTCTTAGGTATAAAACCAATTACATTGTTATCGTGATAATAATTAGATTCCCAATCATCAAAAACAGGTTGACCAACTTCATTTATATTTATATCAATAATTCTTTGACCATCATATAAAAAAGCACCGTACTTGTTAAACCAAGCTACAAATCCTTCGCCTTGAACTACGTGATAATTCTTTTCACATCCTTTAAAATTAAATGTACCTTCTAAATATTCTATATTTCTAGAAACATTTATAATAAACAAATTTCTTTTTTTAAATTGTAACAATTTATTACCTACACTAGATAAATTTACAATACTATCACCATCTTCTATTGCTGCATCTATAAAACTTTCTTCTTCAAAAAAATCAAATTGATTAGGTAATGATTTTAATACTCTATCTGATTTCGTTACTATTTCTCCATTAGAATCTTCATATTGTACATTACCAATATATAATCTTCTATTAATAATAGTACTAGTTTTAAACCCTGTATTAACTTTACCTATAACAGAACCACTCTCTATTAAACTTGGTTCTACTGTTAATAAGTCTGTTATTGTTTTACCTATTGCATAAGCATCAGAGCCTGTAGAAAATAAAGTAAGTGGATAAACAAATTGTACTTTACTATTTTTTTCATCGGTACCAAAACTTTGATAAGATTCAGAACCTGCAAAACGTATTCCTTCTTCAAAATCTATTTCACTTAGTAAATATTTAATTCCAATGTTGCCTTCGTCTAACTCTGTGTTATTTCCGTCAGCTTCTATGTAATCACTAATTTTTGCCCAATATAATTTAAATCCTGCATAATTACTTTTTCTGCTACCCATTCTTCCTACTAAACCTAAATACAAATTTTGTTTTATATCGTTTGAAGCATTATTTTGTTTTATAGGTCCAAGATATAGAGATTCAGATTCTTGTTTTGTTCCATTAAAATCTTTATAAATCTTAGAACAAAACAAACCATATCTTGAATTACTTTTAATATCTATGTTAGAATCCGTATCTGCACTTGTATCTGCTGAAAAATATGCCATAACACCCATAGAACCTTCAGCTCCATCATTATATCCAGGTGTACTATTCCAATTAGCTAATATTTGTTCGGTAGCAGTAAAACTTTGTGTAAACCTATCTGGGGTCGAAGAATTTGTAAGAGGAGTAAACATAAACACTTCAGAACCTACGCTTGGTTTAAAAAATAATTCATCTGCAAAACCATTGTATAAAACATCTGGTTTATATTTAGTAGTACCTCTGCCTTTAATAGGAGCTATATGTAAATCGGTAGGTTTAAAATCGCCAGTTTCTTCGTTGTCTATGTTATTATTAGGAGCACCAAGTCTTCTAATAAATTTATAATAACTAAATATTTTAGGTTTATTTGTGCCTACAGAACTTCCAAAATGTGGTATAACTTTTATAGCTCCATCAATATTATACATTTCTACTTTAGCAGCAGTGTCTCCATATTCAATATCGTCAGCTTCTAAAACTGCTCCGTTACTACCATAGTCATAAATACGTATTCTTTTTGGAGATGCAGTAATATCATTTACTAAAGCATATTCTTTTTCTGTAATTGTGTTAGGACTACTAAATGGTCTATCAGAGTTAAAATGCAATAATCCATTACCATAGTTTAAACTGTCTATAGAATTTAAAGCACTGCTAGTTACTGCTAATTCATCACCTATTACTTTTAACTTACCTGGTACTTCATTACTTAAGTTTAATAATACTTGGAATTCATTATTAGCTAAATCCCTTGGTGATGTATTGTTATTCAGTCCACCACTAAAATTATTTACGTTTATTGCTTTTTTTGGCATTCTTTTTTCTCTTTTTCTTTTTGTTATATAGTCTTCTACTACTATTTGTAGAAACGCCTTTAGACTTTCCCCCGATAGAGTTACTTGTTACCGTCAATTATTTCACCCCATACGCTTGTTTTACCGTCTCTTATTTCTACTGTTTCTACTTTAAACTCACCATTGTCAAACCAATCAACAATAGCAAATGCGTGACCCCAGTTATGTAATCTACCTTTGAGC